CATCCGGGTCCCGACCTTCGAGGCCCCGAAGCAGCTCATCAACTCCGGCAACGCGCTGTGCTTCCTGCCCACCACGGGCGGAATGCGGGTCTACCGGCTGGACCGCTATGTGGTCTCCCGTGACCCCATGGGCCACGTCCTGGAGATCGTGACGAAGGACGACTGCGCCCCGAGCACGCTGCCCGAGGAAGTCCAGGCCCATGTCCGGGCAAGCGCCCCAGGCGCCTCGCAGATGCCGGGCAGTCCCGAGAAGTCGGTGTGCATCTACACCCACATCGAGCGCGAGGACACCCGCTGGACCGTGTACCAGGAGGTGCGCGGCAAGGTCATCGAGCAGTCCCGCGGATCGTATCCGCTCGACAAGTCCCCGTGGATCCCACTGCGGTGGACGCAGATCGACGGCGAGGACTATGGCCGGGGCTACGTCGAGGAGTTCATCGGGGACCTGAAGTCCCTCGAAGCTCTATCGCAGGCCATCGTGGAAGGCTCCGCGGCTGCGGCCAAGGTGCTGTTCCTGGTGAACCCGAACGCCACCACGAAGCCCAAGCAAGCGGCCGAAGCCCGCAACGGTGCCTTCATCCAGGGCACCGACAAGGACATCTCCGTCCTCCAGCTCGGCAAATTCGCTGACTTCCAGGTCGCGTCCAAGACGGTCGATGCTCTGAAGTCCGACCTCGGCTTCGCCTTCATGCTCAACTCGGCCGTTCAGCGAAACGGCGAGCGCGTCACCGCGGAGGAGATCCGGGTGATGGTCGCGGAGCTAGAGAGCGGCCTCGGCGGCATCTACTCGATCCTCGCCCAGGAGTTCCAACTCCCCCTCGTCCAGCGGCTCATGTTCACCATGCAGCGCGCCGGCAAGCTCCCGGACATCCCGAAGGAGCTGGCGGCCCCGACTGTCACCACTGGCGTCGAAGCTATCGGCCGCGGCCAGGACATGACGAAGCTCGGGCAGCTTCTCCAGGCTCTCACGCCGCTCGGCCCCGAGGCCATCGCCGCGAACCTGAACGTGTCCGACTACATCGCCCGCGTGGGAACCTCGCTGGGCATCGACACGGACGGCCTCGTGAAGTCCGACGAGCAGAAGCAGCAGGAGGCCCAGCAGGCCGCCATGATGCAGGCCGCCCAGTCGGCCGTCCCAGGCGCCATGGCCATTGCGAAGGACCACCTCGCACCGCCCCAGGGCCCGCAGCAGGGCCCCCAGCAAGGAGGACCGGCTAGTGGCTAGCCCGACCAACCCGCGGCCCCGCAAGGGTGTCCGCCTTCCCGCGCCGGAGACCCCGGCCCAGGAGCTACCCGCGGCCCCGGAGACGGGGACCGTTCCCGAACCCGCCGATCCGCGACTGAAGCACCACACGGTCAACGTGGGGGAGCACGTCATCACGCTCGGCGTCATCGTCCACTAGCCCCGAGGAACCATGAGCACTGCCCCTGTAACGCCGCCCGCCGCTACCACCCCTGTGGCCCAGCCCGGCCCGGACGGTTCGCCTCCCGGCCACATCGCGGCCATGGAAGCCAAGTCGGCCACCCTCCAGCAGAACCAGACGGCCCCGGCCGGCGTCCCCGCCACGCTCCCCCCGGAGTTCCTGGCGACCTACGAGACCTGGAAGGCCGGGCAGGCCACCCCGAAGCCGGCCGAGACCACCGAGAAGCCGGCCGAGACGCCCGCGGTCCCGGACACCACCAAGCCCCTCACGGTCCCCGAGAAGCCCCCGGAGACGGTCGAGGAAGCCGGCAAGGTGGTCGAGAGCGCCGGCCTGAAGATGGACGACTTCTCGGAGGAGTTCGCCAAGGACGGCAAGCTGTCCGATACAAGCTACGAGAAGCTGTCCAAGGCCGGCATCCCGAAGGAGATGGTGGACGGCTTCATCGCTGGCCAGCAGGCCATCGCGGAGCGCCAGCGCGCGGACGTTCTGTCGGCCGTGGGTGGCGAGACGGCCTTCGCGCAGATCGCCGCCTGGGCCACCACCAACGTCCCGAAGGCCGAGATCGAGGCCATCAACACGGCCCTCGCGGATCGCAACCCGGCCATCCAGAAGCTCGCGCTTCAGGGGCTCCAGGCTCGCTTTACGGCGGCCAACGGCCGGGACCCCAGCCTCGTCAATCGAGGCCCCAACGCCGGCAACTCGGGCACCGACGTGTTCGCCTCCCGTGCCCAGCACGTCGAGGCCATGAAGGACCCCCGCTACTCGAAGGACCCCGCCTACCGCACCGCGGTGATGGAAAAGGCGATGCGGTCCACCTTTTAAGGACCCCTGAATGGAAGACGTTATCCCGATGCTCGGGCTCCCTGCGTGGGTGCTCTGGGCCTACGTCCACTGGGACGTGATCCTCGCCTATCTCGCGGCCATCCACGGCATTGCCGCGGTGATCGTCAATCTGACGCCCACCCCCAAGGACGACGAGTTCCTGGCGAAATACTACGGCGCCCTGGAGAAGATCGCCGGCATCGTGACGAAGGTTGCCAAGCAGCCCTCCAATCCGCTCGCCGCCGATGTTCTCAAGGTGGCGGCTGTGTCTCCCCATGTGGCCGCTGCGGCGGTCGCGGTGGCGAAGTCGCTGCCCCACCCGGACCACGCGATCCCCAACCCGCTCGGCCTTCCCGATCCCCTCGGGATCATGGCCAAGTAACACGGCTGGCCCCTCTGTGCTGCAAAGCATACGGGCCAGTTTTCGCGTCCGACCTGAACCAGAGAGCGCACGGTCACACCTGCCTATTCGGCGGTGACACCCTCTCACCCCAGGTCACATCATGGTCGATTATACCCTTCAGAACCCCGGCATCGTCAACAATGCTGGCGACCCGAAGGCTCTCTTTTACAAGGTCTTCTCGGGCGAAGTCCTGATGGCCTTCGAGCAGGCGTGCGTCATGAAGGATCGCGTCCAGGCTCGCTCGATCACCTCGGGCAAGTCCGCCGCGTTCCCGCGTCTCGGCCGCACGACCGCTGCCTACCACGTTCCCGGCACTGAGCTGACCGGCACGACGATGAACCAGGCGGAAGTCGTGATCTCCATCGACAACCTCCTGGTGGCCCACCAGTGGCTCTCCAACTTCCAGGAGGCCATGAGCACCTACGACCTCCGCGGCCCCTACGCCCAGGAGCTGGGTCGCGCCCTGGCCAACCAGTGGGACAGCCACCTCCTCCAGCTCGCGGTCCTCGCGGCGCGCGCCACCAACGTCGTCACCGGCCTGCCGGGCGGCACGAAGATCATCCCGTCTTCGGCAGGCGCCCCGGCCTCGGCGGACTTCCTGAACAACGGTCTGCACCTCGCGGCGTCCCTGTTCCTGGCGGCGGCCCAGCTCGACAACAACAGCGTCCCGGAGGAAGGCCGCATCGCCGTGGTCCGTCCCACGCAGTATTACGCGATGGCGTCCCAGACGGCCCTCATCAACAACCAGTACGGCGGCCGGGGCGCCTACTCGGACGGCACGATCTTCCGTGTCGCGGGCTTCGACATCGTGAAGTCGATCCACCTCCCGTCCACCGATATGTCCACCGCTACGGACGTGACGGCGGGCAGCACCACCGTGGACGGCACCCCCGTCTACAAGTACCGCGGCGACTTCTCGAAGACCGCTGCGGTGGCGATGCACAGCTCCGCGCTGGGCACCGTCAAGCTCATGGACCTTGCCATGGGCGAGCAGTGGAAGGAGGAGCGGCAGGCCACGATCATCACGTCCAAGTACGCGGTGGGCCATGGCGTGCTCCGCCCGGAGGCCGCCGTCGAGATCAGCATGGCGTCTTCGTGAGCTGATCTCCCCTAGCTAGCAGAGCTAGTCACTAGCCGACTCCACCCAGGGGGACTTCCGAGAAATCGGGGTCCCCCTTTTTTTCGTGAGGTTCCCCAATGGCCGTTCTCGCGCCTACGACGGAGCTGGAAGCTGTCAACGAGATGTTGGCGGCCATTGGCGAAGCTCCTGTCAACGCCCTCAATTCGACGCTCGCGGAGGCCCAGCAGGCTCGCCGCCAGCTCGCCTTCACCTCCCGCCGCACCCAGCAGCGCGGGTGGTCCTGGAACATCGACAGCCCTGTCACCCTCATCCCAGACAGCTACACGGGCGAGATCACAGTTTTCCCGAACGCCCTCAAGGTGGACACGGTAGGGGACAGCGAAAGCCTCAATCTCGTCCAGCGGGGCCTCCGCCTCTACGATCCCCAGCGGCAGAGCTACCAGTTCGAGACCTCCGTGACCGTCTCCATCGTCTCGGGGCTCGACTGGAGCGACCTCCCGGAGGCCGCCCGGTCCTTCATCCTGTGCTCCGCGGGGCGCAAGTTCGCCCAGGACACCCTTGGCTCCGACACCATCTCAGGCTTCCTAAAGCAGGACGAGGCGATGGCCTGGGCCGATCTCCTATCGGCTGACCTGGAGGACGGCGATTACAACATGCTCACGGGCTCGTGGGCCGTCGCTCGGGTGCTCGCCCGATGAGCCTGATCTCCTCCACGATCCCGAACCTCATCAACGGGGTGTCCCAGCAGCCGGCCACGATCCGGCTCAACACGCAGGCCGAGAGCCTCGTGAACGGGGCGTGCAACGTCGCCACCGGGCTATCGAAGCGGCCCCCGACGAAGCACGTCGCGCGCATCTCGAACATCAAGCTGCCGGCCGCCTTCATCCACACGATCAACCGCGACGCCAGCGAACGCTATCAGGTGGTCATCGGCGGCGGCACGCTCCGCGTCTTCGACCTCACGGGGAAGGAATACACCGTCAACTTCC